GTACCTACTGCTGTATTAATGCCTGTAGTATTTAGCTCAAGCGCATCTTTACCTACTGCTGTATTACCATCAGTTGTACAAGCACTTAAAGCATTGTAGCCGATAGCAGTATTAGCTGACCCTGTAACATTAGCGTCTAGTGCCAATGAGCCCAGTGCCACGTTTAATGCACCTGTAGTGTTTGCTACTAAAGCAAAGTAACCAACGGCGGTGTTGTTAGATGCGGTGGTGTTTGCTGCTAAAGCCCCTAGCCCAAGTGCAGCATTGCTGGCACCTGTTGTATTATCTCTTAAAGCATTTTTACCGATTGCTACATTGTTGGCTGCGGTTGTGGTTGCTCCTAAAGAAGCGTAACCAACTGCTGTGTTTGAGTCGCCTGTAGTAATCGCATCACCGGCTAGACCACCGACGATGGTGTTGAGTGTGCCTGTGGTTACTCCGACTCCTGCGTTATAACCAATAGCTATGTTGTAGGTGTCCGTAGCACTAGTAAAGTTTTGATTGTTTAGAGCGTTGTGACCTATAGCAACTGTTTTGCTACCTAACGTATCGCTTGTTAAAGCTCCACGTCCGACTACGACGTTGTGGTCAGCATCAGTGAGGGCATCACCGGCTAGGTATCCTATAAGTACGTTGCGTACCCCAGTAGTAATCGCAGTACCAGCTTCATCGCCCACCAACACGTTTTGATCACCGCCGCTTGCAATCGCATCACCTGCGTTGACACCTAAGCGTAAGTTGGAGGTTCCTGCGGTTAAGGTTTTAAAGTCGTCGCCTATAGAGATCGAAAGGTCTGTCCCTCCGGTGACATTACCCGCAACCAACACCTCAGCCAGCGTGTCGGTCACACCGGGATCAACAAGCGCCATCGCGTCAACAACTGCGGCACCAGAACCTGCGCCATCTAAATAAACGACTGCCGTCTTGCCCGTGGCGATTGTGACGTTCGCGCCTGAGCCTTGAGAGATTGCAATCGACTGAGAGCCAGAGGTTGCGTTCTCGATAAACATGACGCGGCTTACAGTATTAGGCGCAATCGTACAGGTTCTTGTGGCTGTCAAGTTGCCAGCAGAAGTAATCTTAAAGTACATTGCTCGAGCAGGGTCAGACGCGCCATCCGCAACCGTAGTTGTTGCGTCTGCATCTGAGCTGAATACTTGTTGAGTCCCGTAGCCTAACGCTTCGCCAATCAATTCAAGGTTAGTATTGGTGGAAGTTCCCCACGTTCCCGATTCGTCACCTGTGGAAATCTCTTTTAATCGCAGATCATTTACATACGTTGCCATTTTATGCTACCTCTTGCCAATTTGGTGTTTGGCTATCGTCAATATTTTGCCAGTTTGGTGATTGACTTTCATCAATCGCTTGCCAATTTGCATCTTGTCCAGGAATGATAATGCCCCAGACTAAAACTTGTCCCGCTTGACCTTGAGCACTAACTCCAGAAGGTTCAACAACGACATTACCAATAAAGCTAACAGTCCCGACCGCACCTGTCGCAGAAACGCCCGTAACTGGGAAGATATTGCTCGTTTGCGTGGTAACAGTTCCAACAGATCCTGTGGCCGCAATTCCTGTTGGCGCGACCAATGCACCTGCTTCGATTGTAACGCTTCCAACGGAGCCTGTTCCACTAGATCCCGTTGCATCGACTGTAGCATCTGCGCTAACCGTAGCCGTGCCAACTGAGCCTGTCGCTGAAGCGCCTGTTGGAGTAACAATTGCGTCGATTGCAACTGTAACTGTTCCAACTGCTCCTGTTCCGGCAACGCCCGATACAGAGACAATTGCATCAGCCGATACCGTAGCCGTGCCAACCGATCCGGTGGCAGAAACACCTGTAACAGTTGTAATTGAATCTGCTGTAACAGTGACACTTCCGACCGCTCCGGTCGCAGAAACACCTGTAACTGCCACATTTGCGTCAGCCGATACCGTAACCGACCCAACAGACCCTGTTGCGGAAACGCCAGTGACTGAGACATTCGCATCAGCAGAAACTGTAACGGCTCCAACCGAACCCGTTGCAGCGATACCCGTGACAGTAACGTTTGCATCTGCGGAAATTGTAACTGAACCGACTGCGCCTGTTGCTCCAGGTACTGCAACGCCCTCACCCCAAGGGCCTTCGCCCCAGCCATGGGTTGAGCTATTCCATCCTTCAAATGCAACGGTGACATCGGCCACATGCTAATCCTATGCGATTCTGATAATTGCGGTACTTGCACCAGCCGCAGGAAACTGAACTGTAAAGTCTCCGCTTGTTGATGTTTTATCAGCACCAAAATCAAGAACAACTACGGCCCTATTCGCAGATCCGGCAGCAGTTGACGAATTATAAATTAATGCCCCTCTCGCCGTAATGGTGCTGCTTGACCATGTAGTGTCTGCAAAATCTGTAAGTGCGGTAGTCGAGGATGTAGTGGGAGTAACATTAGTTAAAGTGTTTCCCGCTGCCGTGTATCCCGTTCCAGAAACTTCATTACTTGTGGTATAAGCAGTTGTTCCCGCGCCTAAACTTGCGCTAGAAGTGTAAAGAGCAATTTTAAAAGGATTTCCAGAACCAGTTGTGGTCGTTGTTCCACCACCAGATCCGCTAGTAAAGTTATGAATGCCTTGCAAGATCTCTTGTTTAAAAGACGTACACATTGCTTGATCAATAGCCATTATAAAGTCCTCAATATTTCAGCCATATCATCATGACCGTTTGTTTTAAATAAGTTGCCTAGCGTAGTTCTATCACTCTTAATTGACTGATCACATGCCGCAACAATAACCCAGTACATTCGCTCTTTAAAAGCTTCTGCTTGAGCCTTAATCACAGGATCCGCAGTGTCGCTAATACTAATTATTTTAGCGACTGCATTAGCCGCAATCTCTTCCGAGTTCATCCCTCGACCTTGTGTAGTCTGAACATTTACGGAGCCAGGTGATGCTGAAACTTCTACGCTAAACAATGTTATCCCCTTCCAATATCATATCTATATTCATCTCTAGAACCATAACCTGCACCAAGCTTTTGAAGTCCTTCTAAAGCCATTTGAAATCGCTGTTCATATTGTCCGACTTCTTGAGGGTCTTTTAAGAATGTAGCTGCTTCGACTAAAGTTCCATAAAGCATTGCATCTGGTGCGTTAGTCGATAACCATGTTGTTCCTGAATCGGCACCAGCGGTCAATGAAACGGGCCTATACTTGTAATGAAGTTCAAACTCGTAGCTTTGATCTGGAGTCGGCGCAACAATAAACGTTGTGTCATCAAACAAGGCGTAGTACTTAGGAAGTCCGGTTGTAGTTGGATTAGGCGTGTAATCTCTTATAAATGAAACATGTTTAAACAAAAGATATGTGTACACATTTCCTGAAACCACAGCAAGACTATACGGCGCTAAGAAGTCAGTAGGAGCAGAAACATAAGTATTGTTTATTGAGGACGTTCCTGTAACGTTCTTTCGAAATACAGGAAGCTGTACATTTTTTAATATACGCTCTTCTGCCTCCTGGATAAAAACAGGAAGATCGCTTACAAACGTTGACTCTGAAGTCTCACAGTAATTTTGTACTGCGCTTTTCAAACTTGCATATGTAAAGCTCATGAGGCCACCACTGTTACAGTACCAACTTCTCCAGTTCCTTCAGACCCTTCAAACTCTGAGCCAATAGAATCGCCCGTAGGCGTTATCATTTGGTTAGGGTCTATCGTTCTCACAACACCAAAACCAGAAGTGAAGTCTGATTGAGGTCTTGGATTACGAAGAGCCTCTGCATCAGAAACATGAGGCAATGGCTCTAACTGGGCTTCTTTAGGCTCATAGCACTCACTACAAACCCTAAATCCTGTCCATTCTTTGCGAAGCTGTGAGTATTTATACCTAAACCCACATCTATCGCATATCGCAATGGCATACTTCCCAGAAGCATAAGCCATTACGCTCTCCTATAACTTCTTAAACTTGGCGCTACAAACAAAGACGCTCTGCTTTCATCTTGATCCGCTGCTCTAGCAAACTCCTCTTCGTAAAAAGACTTAAGCATTTCTACTCGATCTGGAGCTTTTTTAAGAGCTATATAATACGAAAGCCCTGCAGCTAAACATGGATAAAACCTAAAAGGCATGTCCATTGTATTTGCACTAGCATCAGCATCTTCTATTCTAATCAGTCTATTTATTAAAAGCTGATCAGTATTGTTTTCAGAGGCTGGCCAGATATAAAGCTTAGGCGTTATTTGCTTATCTAAAAACCATTGAGTTGGTCTAGATTGCGTATCTTTGCTTGGAATATTCCAGTATGCAGATCTACTTACTTGCGCCATCTGTATATCTGTTGTTGTTCCACCTTCGGTTCTTCTAATAACAACATCTAATACGTCTATTGTTGATGTTGTAAGATCAATTGATTCCGCTCCCTGAGTCAGGGTTGTTGTGGTGTTTTCAATGGTCCATTGATTTAAGCCACGGTTTGCCCAATCAGCCAGAAGCAGGTTGAGGGATCGCCTTGCGGTAATCCCGTCATAACCTGTGCGAAATTCAAGTCCACATCTTTCAAATGCTTCTTCGATATACTCCGCTACATCTGGCTCAAAATCTCTAGTCCCAGAGGTTGTCATTAATATTCCTTTATCAGTTCAAGAATAACAGTATAAGTGTCGTTTGAACTTGCACCGATAGTCGTAAACAAAATGTCTCCTGTTACACCAGCACCAGCATTATTTGGGATGCCAGTAAAAGGAGTATAGTCATGGTAACCGTTACTGTCTGGAGACAGGCCAATAACTAAAACGTTAGCGGTAGCGTCAAACAAAAGCTCAACACCCATACCAACACACTGCCACCAAATTTGCGCGACAGTTACTTTAGTACACGATTTTCCAGACGAGTTTGCAGCTAAAGACGAAACATCGACTTTAACTACATTTGCCTCACCAGTTCCATCACTGACATTAGTAAACTTTAGGACGGCTTTACGCTCACCGTCCTGGATAGTTTGTGAAGTGACTGCATCAGCCATGTTGTTCTCCTAAAGTTATCTTATTAAGCGTCAGCAAAAGGAGTAACAATAGTTCCTGAACCGATTAATAAAGAATCATGAACGAGATAAGTTGCAGTATCGATCGCAGTTACTTTAATAACGCTACCAACAATGCCGCCTTTGGTAGAACCGTTTAAAGTAATTACATCGTTAGATGCAGCAGGAACGAATGCCTTCTTAGTGCTATCGTCAATAGCAACTATTACAGCGCCAACAAACTTGTCAGTGCCGTCAGTCAAGATATCAAGATCGGTTGCTGCGGTTTC